AAAATTGTAGAAGCGTTTGAAAGACAGGAAGCTATTTACTACGATTACTCAGTTAAAGAAGGTGAAAGAGCTGATACTATAGCGTTCAAATACTATGGAGACGCTACGTTAGATTGGGTTGTATATCTTGTTAACGATATTATTGATCCTGAGTTTGATTGGCCTATGAGCACAGCAAGTCTTAATAGATATATTGTCAAGAAGTACGGTAGTATTACAGCAGCTAATGAACAAGTTCACCACTATGAGCTTTTAATACAAGAACATCAAGTTTTGTTTGACGGTACTATTATACCTCAAAAATACGAAACTATAGATTTAACAACATATAACGCTTCACCTAGCGCACAAAGAAAAATTGTTACTGCTTACGAATATGAAGTCGAAGCAAACGATGCTAAAAGAAGTATAAAACTATTAAGTCAAGACTTTTTACCATCATTATTAACTCAAGTTAAAAAAGTGTTTAATACATAATGAGTATTTTATCAAGCCTGGGGAGTGGTCTCCTTACAGATAAAGACAATCCGTACGGTGGCAATCTTAGTCATACTATAAGTTTTGTCGTTAGTAGCGGTACTGATTTTATCGATATAACTCGTCTTGTTTTAGAGTTTAACATATACGAAAGTATATTTAATCAAACTCTTTCTGCTGATTTTGTTATTAGAGATTCACTAGGTCTGATTGATTTACCTATGACCGGGCAAGAATTTATAGTAATAACATTTAACTCTAGTAATGATACATTACTAGGACCTCGCCCTCAGCAAAATTTTAAAGTACATAGAGTAGCTAACAAAACTGAGCTTACTTCAGGTACATCTGTGTATACTCTTCACTGTTCATCGGTTGAACTTGAACAAAATTTAACAACCTACGTTACCAATGCTTATAAAGATAAGCCCGGTCACGAAGCAGTAGCAGATATCTTTACTAATTATATCGATGTAGAAAACGGAAAAGGATTGTTTGTAGAAGAGTGCGAAAACGTAGTACCTTACACACCCGCGGGCCATAATCCGTTTGAAGCTATTGACGTAATAGGCAGAGAGTGTAGATCTGCAACGTACGGTAATGTATCACATTATCTTTTTTATGAAACTACACAGGGTTTCAATTTTCGTTCTCTGAGTAATCTTTTACAGCAAAAACCTAAAGAAAGTAACAAATATTACTTTAGTGATCCGTCAGTACCTGGTGCTCATCCTGTAGAAAGAACAGTAATCGGTCACACATTTTTAGATAATGTAGATACTATTGACTTACTAGTAAAAGGTTTATATGAGAACGATGTAGCCGTTATTGATCCTTTAACAAAAACATACTCAGAGGCTGGTTTTAACTACGCTCTCGACTTTGATAAGCTTTATCATATTGCTGGTGGTGGTAAACCTACTATCAATCTCTCTCAAGCTAAAGTTCTTGCGAGTGAAATGCCTGGACCAGCGCATAGTAGACTACAGGTTGGTGATTTAGCTAGAATTTCAAGTAATAACGCAACGTTTGATAGTAGAATTACAGCAGATAACGATGCACATATATTTCACGCACGCGAAAGATTTAGAAAAACACCACTAGTAGCAGCTCAACTGGCTTCTATAAGACAGCATGGCATTGATGTTACTATTCCAGTTAATTTAAATTTAAATGCTGGGGATATAGTACAGCTTTTTATACCAACAAGTAAAGATAGAGAAGGTGAAACTAATCCTTTTATTGAGCATTTTGGTAGCAGCCCGACTTTTTTAGTTACATCAGTAACTACTAAACTTACTGTTAATGGTGATTATGTTTCTACATTGCAATGTGTAAAAGAGTCATTTGCTACAGATTTAAGAGGAACACAGATACAATTTACTGATGCAGATAGTTTACAAGGCTTACTTACCGGTACAGGTATACAATTTGTTAATCAACTGATAAGTGCGATTGGTATTCCAACCGATAATATTATTGGATCTATTTCTGGTACGATAACTAGCGTAGTTCAAAGTGTAGCTAATGAAGCGTTAAACGATATAAAAGATGAAGCAGAAAAAGCTGTAGACAAAACTCTTTCAGACGCTACAGCAGCTGAAGCAGATCCTAATGCTGAAGGTGCAGCAGATGTTGCTACAGATGCAATATCATTAGAAGAGTCAGCCAGTGAAGCGTTAGATAAAGCTGCAGCAGATATTGAAGCTCAGGTAGAAACTATAGCAAATGACGCTGTAGAGAACATAACTAATGCTGCTATAGCAACAGGAGTAGCTTTAGCAACAACGAAAGTAATGTCTGCACTTAATCTTTCTCCAGCTAAACTAGCTAAACTTATTAAAATAATTGAATTACTGGAAAAAATACCTATCTTTGCAGGACCCATAACGGATGTAAAAGCAGATATAGCTGCCGCTAAAAGCGATATTACCAGCAAGTTACCAGGTGGTGGATAATGGATTTTAAGAATGATTTTTTAGGGTATAACTTTACCTGGTTTATTGGTGAAGTAGAAAGTAGATTCGACCCTTTAAAAGTGGGAAGAGTTAAAGTAAGATGTTTTGGTTGGCATCCTTCTAAGGAAGAGCTGCCTACTGATGATCTACCATGGGCTCAAACTATACAGCCAGTAACCGCACCGGCAGCTGCACCAACAGGACTCAGTACAGGTGTTTGGGTGTTTGGATTTTTTATGGATGGTGATAAAGCTCAGCGTCCAATGATCATGGGACAGATTCCCGGCTACAGATTTAATGCTGATGGAACCGGCGAATCGGAATTACCGAGAGCTGCTCGAGTAGAAGAAAATTATGAATCACCTCAGTCCAAACTAAGAAAAGATTCTCGTATAACAGGTATTTCACTGAGCGCTCATAATCAAACTACATGGGATGAACCAGAAGAGCCTCAAGACAAAGAATATCCATTTGTACAAACCGTAGCTTCCGAAGCTGGTTTTATGACCGAAACTATTTACGGTCCTTTATCTGCAAACACTGGTGGATTTGAAACTAGACAAGTAACATATGACTGCAACGGCGGATATGATGAACGTAGATCGCCAAGCGGTGATAAGATAGTTAAAGTAATCGGCGATAACTACGAAATTATCTGTGGTTCAAGCTTTGTAAATATTAAAGGTGATATTAACTTAACTGTTGATGGTAGTATGCGTACTAATATTGCTGGTGACTACGAATTAAACGTTGCGGGCAGTATGTACACTACAGTAGGTGGAAGTGATAGTAAATACGTTATAGGTAGTCAAAAGTTAGGTATTGTAGGTACAAGAGATACGTACATTGGAGGTGTTTCCGGCTTTGTAGGTCCACCGGAACCAGGACAATCATTGCCAGTCGGAGATAATAAGGTGGTAGCTGTTGGTGGTGTATCAGATACTGTTCTTCTTGGTGGAAGAATTATTACTACAACAGGCGCAGTTGTTGAAACTACTACAGGTGATTATACAAGAACAATTCTTGGAACATCTAAACTAAGCGTAGTCGGTGCTCAAACAGACGAAGTCGCAGGCGCTCGCACAATTTCTACAACAGGATTGCTAACTATGACTTCAGCAACACATGCAGTAGAGCTTGGAGCAGGTACATTTACCTCAACAGGTTCATTGAGCGCTCCAACTATACTCGGCACAACTATGACGGCTACCGGTACAATAACAGGTGCTACAATTATCTCGACGGTACCTTACCCAGTAACACTCGGTACACATAAGCACCCAACAGCAGCATTAGGGTCACCTAGCGTACCTTTACCTTAATAGGAGTTAAACTATGACACATGAAATGATGAAATCTTTGTTCGAAACTTATGTTACAGAAAACGAGAAATTTGTATCTTCTGGTAATAAAGCAGCAGGAACTAGAGCACGTAAAGCATTAGCAGAACTTGGAAAGCTGACGAAAACTCGTAGAAAGGAAATCCAAGATGCTAAAAACGAGGCTAGTAGCCCTGATAAATAATCGATCAATTGAGGAATAACAGTGGCCAAATCAGGATCAATCAATCCGTTAAGGAAAGAGGTGCAGTTTAGTGACCTGAGTGTGACTATGACTGCACATCCTGTAACTGGTAAGGTTTCAGTAAAAAAGAACGCTGACGCTGTCGTAGGCGCGTTAAAAAATCTAATCTTAACTAATAGATTTGAAAGACCTTACGATCCTTTATTTGGCGCTGATATTCGCAGCAGACTGTTTGAAAATTTTGATCCTATCGAGCAGGTTAACATTGAAGAAGATATTAAGACTGCAATAAGAAACTACGAGCCAAGAGCGAGAATAAGCGATGTTAAGGTCGTAGCTTCTCCAAATTCTAATAGAGTTCAAGTTGGTATCAGTTTCTACGTAGTGAACGAAGCACAACCAATAACTGTTGGTCTAGAAATAGAGAGAACAAGGTAAAATGGCCGCAAACAACGCACTACAGCTGACTAGTATAGACTTTGATGGTATCAAGAATGATCTCAAAACGTTTCTATCTAATCAAACTGAGCTAGGAGACTACAACTACGAAGGTTCGACAATGCAAATATTGTTGAACTTGCTTGCTTATAACACGTATAAAAATTCTTTCTATCTGAATATGGTTGGGAACGAAATGTTCTTAGATTCTGCTCAGATTAGAAATAATGTAGTATCTAGAGCTAAAATGCTCAACTATACTCCGCGTTCCGCTCAAGGCCCAACAGCAACTGTACAGGTTACTATTACACCAATCGATTCTCCAGATAGTATTACTATTCCTGCAGATACACAATTCACCACAACAATTGACGGTGTTAACTATTTGTATGTTAATCCAGATGCTGCTGTGGTTAACGCTAATCCATCAGGTGTTTATTCAACTAATCTCAGTATTACTGAAGGCAGACCATTTACCTATCGCTTTACAGTAAGTACTGCGTCACCGATTCGTTATATTATACCAAACGAGAATGTGGATACAAGAAGTATTAAAGTAAGAGTACAAGAATCGACTTCCAATACTACTCAGACAACATGGAACAATGCTAGCGACTATACAGCAATTGCTGGAAACACTCAATCTTACTTTTTAAATGAAAACGAAGATGGTAAGTATGAGCTTAAATTTGGTGATAATGTAGTCGGTAAGCGTTTAAATGACGGTAATATTGTTGTAGCAAGTTATAGAGTTTGTAACGGAACAGCAACTCAGGGTGCAAACACATTTGTTGCACCAAATTCTATTGGCGGGTATAGTAATATTACACTGAAAACAGCTGCAAGTGCAGCAGGTGGCGCTGAGCAAGAAAGTATTGCTTCTATTAAGTTTAACGCCCCTAAAAATTATCAAGCTCAAAATAGAGCAGTCACTACAGGTGATTATACGACCTTAATTAAAAATAACTTCGGTGATATTGGAGCTGTTTCTGTTTGGGGTGGACAAGAAAACGATCCTCCCATATATGGAAAAGCTTTTATTTCTGTTAAGCCTAAAACAGGTTTCTTTATATCACAGACAAGAAAAGATGATATACAAACATTTCTTGCAAATAAGAATGTAATGTCTATATCACCAGAGTTAACAGATCCTACGTACAAGTTCGTTGTACCGACTCTAGATGTAAAATATAATCCTGATCTTACTACATCAACTGCCGGTGCGATAGTAAGTACTATTGGCAATAGAGTTATACAGTATGAACTTGCTGATCTTGTAGCGTTTGGTAGAGAGTATGCATCATCAGAATTAATAAGAGACGTTTATACTGCTAATGAATCTATTTCTAGCATGGAAATAACTCTTAAGATGATGAAAAACTTTATACCTGTAACAACCGGTCCTACAACATATAGGATTCCATTTAATGATCCTTTGTTAAACGTTACTGGCGGTGTAGTATTGAGAATACCTCCTACATCTCATCCAGGAAGAGGTTTAACTATATCCTCTAGTAAATTTACCTACCAAGGCCAAGCTAGTTCTTATCTCGACGATGACGGCTTTGGAAATGTAAGAATTTACTATATTGATGAATCAAATGTAAGAGTATATACAAACAGAACGGCTGGTACTGTTAATTATAATACCGGATTAGTAATTCTTAACCAAGTTACAATAACAGGTTATGATGGCGCAGCATTAAAAGTTTATGCTGTACCAAGATTTGATAATATCACCAGTGTAAGAAATCAAATTCTTGCAATAACAGAAGCAAAAATTAACCTGTACGATACCAAACTTAAGCGGGTAACATCCTCAACATCTAATGTAAGTACACAAGGTAGCAGTGCAACAGTAGTTGGTTCAGGCGTTATTTCGACGGTATTCTAATGGCAACTGATAATAAGTCTTCAATACTTGTAGATGAACTTTTACCTGAGTTCTTAGATACCGAGGGTCCTAAGTTCAAAGCATTTATGCGTGCTTATTATGAATGGTTGGAAACAACCAATCAAATTACCGATCGTTCAAAAAATCTTCTCAAGTACGGTGATATTGATACTACAGACGATGAATTTATTAAATATTTTCAACGCGAAGTATTATCTGATTTTCCAGAAAATGTTCTAGCTGATAAAGCGCTATTAATTTCTAGAATAAAAGACTTATACCGTTCTAAAGGTTCTGAGCAAGCATATAAAATGCTATTCCGAATTCTTTACGATGATGAAGTTGAATTCTATTATCCTCAAAATGATATTCTTAGAGTATCTGATGGTAGATGGACACAGGAAAAATCTCTAAGACTTTCTCCTCCTTTCACAGGTAACCTTTTTAACATTGGCGGTAGAAATGTTAAAGGGTTAACATCTGGTGCTACAGCAAAAGTAGATAGAGTTGTTAAAACTTTAGAAGAAGGTGTAGAGGTTTTTGAAATTTTTCTTATCAATATAAGAGGCACGTTTCAAGATACTGAAACCGTGCAAACAACTGAAGGAGATCTTAGCGGTGTAATTTTATCGTCTATTGGTCCTTTGGAAAATGTTATCATGGACTTTGGTGGATCAGGTCACAGAGTAGGAGATAGAGTAAAATACATTAGTGCATCAGGTGTCGGTGCAAACGGTGCTGTGTTATCAGTAGATGGTTCTAGTATTGTGCCGGTTATTATTAATGGTGGTAGCGGTTACACTTTAGATTCTACTGTTACATTAACTGGTGGAGATGGTACCGGTGCAGCCTTTTCTATTGATTCATTAAGTAGTACTGAAACAATACAAATCTATCAAGATACTGTATCAGATTTGGAAAATACTCGTATTGATGCTAATACGTACATAACGTCTAACTCTGGTGCGATTTCAGCTAATTTATCCATTGCTAACTCAAGTACTGTACTAAGTGCAGCATTAGGTACTGCTAATCTCACTGTTGGTACTATAGCCTCTATGTCAGCAACATCAAGAGGATCTGGTTATACAACGGTACCTACTGTAAGTATAAGACAAGACGATGTAGCAGATCAAAATTTACCGGATGGGTCAGGTGGTATTAAAGGTTTTAATGCTGTTGTTGTTGCTAACAATGCAGGTGGTTCAATCACAAGTGCTTCGGTAGATAACAGCGGCACAGGTTACAGCAGGATTGATCCATTAACTGTTACAAACGTAACAAGATCAGCTCAAAATGGAACTGCTGCTCCTGAAGTTACCGGTATTGTTGATTATAACGGCAAATACACTGATACAAAAGGTTTTATATCATGGAATAATAAACTTCAAGATAACTATTATTATCAGCAATTTGCTTATGTACTAAGATCTAAACAATCAACAAATACATATCGCGAAATAGTTAAGAAACTACTCCATCCAGCTGGTACTAATGTATTTGGCGATTTACTAATTCAGTCAAACGCTGCAATAGCATTTTCATCTAATACTTACATTTACTACTCTATTGAATTTGCAGTAGCGGATTCTGTTGAATCAACGTTAGACTTTGGTACTACAAGTGTACAGTATGTTATTGGCGACGTAGAATCTATAACATCAACAGAAGCTCATGAAAATGACGCAATGTTGATTCATAATATTACTCATACGTTTACACCGTCTACTATTGTTTCTACAGATGCTCAAATAGATATGACTCTAGGTGGAGCAGAACTGATACCTGTAGAATCTGCATTGACGTTTGGAACAGCTCAAGTTACTCCAACAATCAGTCCTACATCTATAGAATATGATCCTGACGGAACATATGCTATAGCACCGATCAATGCCTTTACTGGTAATACAATTTCACAACTACAGAGTATTACCTTTAACACATACTATCCGAATCCACAAGTCGGAATCCCAATACTAGATATTATACCTGTATTGTCTAGTGCAGAAGGTGAAGGGTATTTACAGGTACTGAGTACGTTGTCGATACCAGGTCCTGTAATAGAAACATTTGTTGGCGGTGCTAATCTCA